GGACAACCTGCGTTACGTTCGGACATGTCTCTAAATCCGAGGTCTCGTAAGGAACCACAAGATTCTCCGCAGGCACAAACTTGGATACAATCCGACCCAGATTGTCATCGTAATACACTTTCTTAAACGTGCTACCCGCCAACGGCAGATAAAACAGCATCTGATCCATGTCCGGCGTGTAATCCTCCATGACATTAGTCAAATAGTAATTCATAAACTGCTTCACGCGCTCGGCCTGATCGATCTTTGCACGATCCTCCTTGCCCATAACAACAGTTCGTACAGGACCGGACGGCGGCAATAATTCGTTAAATGCCTGCGCCTGAAACTGCGTCGCAGCCTCCGCCAACAACGGATGAGTCACACCAGAGGCTCCACGAAACGGCTGCGTTCTGTCCTCGTAACTAAAACCAAGAAGCTCTAACCCGTTTGAATAAGTATCCTCCCATTCCTGCCGGGACGCTTTGTTACTTTCAAACTCGCTAACCAAGTCCCCAGAGATCCTAGCTAACTCACTGTCCGACAAAACCTCCGCTAAGTTGTCGCTAAAACCAACATCACCCATGCTCTCTGCACCCGGCTCGAAGTCTACAACAACATCACCACCCTCTTCCTCAATAATCTCTATCTCATCACCAAGTTCCGTGAGCAACGGTTCCTGACCAGAGTCCGGTATCTCAAGCTCTACTTCCGCTCTTAAATCGTCCTCTTCCATCTGAGAAGGGACCACTAATCCTGCAATTGGTTCTCTAGCCATGAATTACTCCAATCAATAATATGCTCGTATCCTAGCAGATTCTTCCCCGTCTTGCCAATCATCTGTTGGTAATTGTACAAAATTTCCTTGTCGATACCTCATTAACGCCTGTGTCATGCTATCTACAAGGTCATCATGCTCACCATTTGGAAACGCAGCAACCTCCTCTATCATCTCGTCCGCAAACGATGTGTCAGGTGCCCAAACCATGCCCGCCTCAAATAATGGACTCACACTGTGCACCCTCGTTACCTTATCATTACCACGGCTCGGTGTAAAATTCACTACAGGAATCCCCATACTTCGCAATTCATGCGTCAAGGGCATCCCACTCGCCTTGGCCTCCACAATGACGGTGTCGGGGTCCCAGAACTCATACTCCTCAAACGCAATCGCTTTTAACTCAGGAAACTCCCACCGACCCTTCTTCGAATCCAACAATATCAAATTAGGTCCGCTTCCACCCTCATTCGGATAAAATACACCCCACGTTGTTATCGCGCTATAGTCCGCCGTCTCCCTCTTACTAAACGCCGTATCGTAACTCTGAATCACATACTCCAACTGCGGAACACTCTCCTTCTCCCACTTGTTCCACCACTCGCGCTTGATAATCGCATTCTCTTCACCCGTCGGCCTCTGCTGATATTGCGCATTCCATTTGCTCGGAGGTATAGATGCGCGGACCGCGGTCAAATCCTCAAGACTCCAGAACTCAGGCCAACACGATGTCCCGTCATCAAATATCGCAGGTAACTCTACAACCTCCCACTGATCCGCTAACTCATCCTTCGCCATCGCCCGTAACAACTGACCCGTCATGTCCTTCTCCGACCAACGAGTCTGAACTAACACAATACTACCACCCGGCTGTAACCTCTGTCGGGGACCCCCAGTATACCAATCCCACGCATCGTCAAAACCACTGTTACTCATCGCCGTCTGCTCCGAATGCGGATCATCAATAATCACCAAATCACCACCACGTCCCGCTAAGTTCGATCCCACACCAACAGCATAGTACATCCCGCCACGGCTCGTGTCCCACCGACCAGAAGCTTTCGAATCCGCAGCCAACTTCACTTCAGGAAAAACAGTCTTGAACTCGTCACTGTCAATCAGGTTCTTTGTCTTCCGTCCAAAGTTCACGGCAAGCTCCGTCGTGTGCGTCGCCTGGATGATTTTCATCCCAGGATTCTTGCCCATCATCCACGCAGGAAACAAGAAAGATGCGAACTCAGACTTCGTGTGCCGCGGTGCCATATTGATGATCAATCTCTTGAGTTCACCCCTCGCAACACGCTCTAATTTTTCAGCTATAATTCGATGATGGCGTCCAGAGATAAAATCCGGCCACATTGTTTGCACAAAATCCAAAAAATTTTCACGGCAAGATTCCTGCTTTTCAAGCTGCGCGAGCCTCAATTGAAGCTTCAAAAGCCTATCTTCTACTGAACTTGCCTGAACACTCATAATCTGGGACCCTAAACGATTTTATGCGATATATATCATATACTTACATCTCGTTCAATTTTGCAAATAAATATTTGCGAGAAACATGGCCCATGCTCTTGTGCCACAAGGCCACGGGCCGCGAAAATTTGGGCGCAAATCTCTGATTTTGCTGCATAAAACTTGACCCGATATCGGAAGGGACCCGGCAAAAAAAATGCCAGGGGGATCAGGAAACGTGGACCGCGGTCCAACAATTTCGATTGTCTGGGAATTTCCCGCGGATCCCGAACCGTCGACCCAGTGCCGCGGTTCGCGGGTCGCGGTACGTTTGGCGGGCACGGCGGGCGGCGGGTCGCGGCAAGTATTAAACGCAAATAAAAAGCCCGCACAACGGCGGGCTGATTAGTTTTATATGTGGATTAGTTTAATCGTCGATTGAGAATATATGCGGGTCTACACCCTTCATAGTTTTAGGTAACGGCTTATCTTCATCATTAACGATCTTACAAGCCAAGTTCCACGCCATATAGGCGGCTGTCATAACGTGCATCCGCTCGATACCATCGGAATGTAATTCAATCCATTTATTCAACTCACCCCAGTTTTCTGGAGTGTTAAACAATTGCACGGGTTCCATTTTAATTTTTGTATCTGGCATCGATCAATCAACCTTCACTTTCAAGTTTGCTTCCTGTTCTTTGATTTGATGCCTTAAATTTATTAAATCCATTTTATCTTGGAAAGTTTCTAAAACTGTAGATCTTGAGAGGGGAAGGTAATTTAAACCTTCCTTAATCATTCTTAATTGGTTTTCATTTAAATTTTCCATTGTTTACCTCATAAAAAAAGCGGGCGGAATTACCCGCCCGCCCATAATGCGATAATATGCGATATTGTGCAAGTTTATTTTATTCTATCCAGTCGTCGGCGTATTCAGACAGTTCTTGATTAACAAACGCCCGCAATGCGGCGTCTTCGTCGTAAACTGGATTTGAACACTTCGAAGGCGGCGAAAAGGTATTGAACGCGCCGCAACCGTATTTTGCAAATAGCGCGGTTGCCTCTTTAAAAGTTCTTTTCTTTTCCGTGTTGGGATCGCGTAAATCGTGCAATTCGTAAATATCCCAAGGTTCGCCGCAATGGCTACAAATAATGTCTGGCATTAATCGAACCTCGAGAATTTTACAGTGTCTGGCTTTCCAGAGATACGCAATGCAACCATTCCATACTCGTAAACAAATAATTGTAAAAATTTGTAATGAAACTCGCCGAGCGGGTCCAGATCTGGCTCGCCGTCGGTCCCAATAATTCGGCCCAATATGTTAGGTTTAGTTTTCATAACCGACGAACCGAACCCGCCGCAACCGTATTCATCGTCCATTGCCAAGGCCACCTTATTGAGCGCAATTAAACGCAAATCAAAACTATCCATATCGCCGCTAACAATATCTGTTTTTTCGTTTTTGTCTGCCTTGCTTATATCTGGCTCGCAAGCCATAACAGCACTAGCGAAAAAATCGGGAATAATACCGCACCATTCATTTAATTGATCGGGCGTTAATCTGCCATAATCCTCATTTTTAAGCGGGTTGTAAACCTTGTCCAAAACAACGTCGCTAGCGCGTAATTTAAAAACGTTTTCCATTTTTTACCTCATAAAAAAAACCGTGCCAGAATTAGCACGGTTTCAGTTATCCGATATTATCGCATATATTGCAAGCTTTTTTATTCCGCGCCAATATCGCCCGCTACATGATGCCGAATTATTGCCCGCGGCGGTAAACTTGCGGCGAACCTTAAAAGCTTTTCGCCGTC